TCAGTCATTATCCATACCCCGCTTATAATGGGGGAGATCATCTAAATGAGTTTCTCCTAACTCCTGATGGTGCATAATAGCAAAAATATTCCAAGCTGCTGCTGCTAGATGATCTTCATCTTCCATACCCATTAGGAATTTAGTTAGGTGCCTAAAAGCAGAATCAAGGTATCGAGAAAAATTTATACCCTTCTCCCAATTCCTTTCCGAGTATTTATTAGCTCCCTCTTCATACCACTTAGCTAACCTCGTAAGAGCAAAGGGAGATATCAAATCAAATCTCCCTTTCCCCTCTCGAGTATCCCGCACTGCTCCAGTAGCAAACTCTTCTCTTTTCCCCGAGTCTTGAATCATAATATCTCCCTATTGATAGCATCTACTGCAGATAGGTCGAGCCTCTAAAGATAATTCAAAAGCTCTGCCTAGAGTTTCTATATCACTAAAAGCTATTACTCCTGTATAATCATCACAAGCATAAACATCTTTACAGGAACTACATCTAGTAATCAAGGAGTATTCAAATTTCTTAGTAAAGGGATTGTAGAATGCTTCTATTACCATAGGAGTATCACCATCTTGGACATAGACATAGGTTCCTTCATCATCAGGCATATCTAACAAAGGACTGGTAGTATCCAAGATCTGCATAGGAACATCTTCACCCAAAATACTTCTTAAATCCACCAATAAGTCTTTTTTTAGTTTTTCTTTCTTCTCCTGCCATACTAAAATTGCCCTATCTCTGATTGACATTTAATCAACCTCCTCATATTATTTTGACTAAAAGATAGCATATAATCAAACTAAAGTCAATATGTTTTAGGTTTACTATGCAAAAAAATATTTAGCTATCCAATCCACAGCATCAGTTAAATTGAAAGCTATATAATCAGCTTCATGGTTACTCCAACCATATTGTCCTATCCGAGTAGGAGCAATCATTACTACAGGAATTTCTAATTTATATTTTGCATATCCAAACTCTAACCAAGTCCCATCACTAACCTCATCACCTGTCAGAATTAATAATAAATCACTCCGCTTAAGGTCATACTTATCCCGAGCTATAATTTCAGCTATATCCATTCCCCCAGGCTTCTCGAATCTAGATATAGTTTTACCTTCTAAATAGTCTTTACCTCGCAGAGGATTAATTACTTTTATTCCCCGTTCTTCTAATGCTTGCTTAGCCCGAGCCCTTTCACCAGCACACTCCCAGTAAGTTCTTCCTCCTATTTTTCCACCTAAATAAACTGTAGGCATTCTATTCCTCCTTTATATCTGTTACTAAAACAGGACAAACATCATTTAATATTTTCAATATCTCTTGAGCTAACTGCCTAATTTCCCACTGAGCATTCTTAGCTAACCGTAGCTTAAGGAAATGCCTCAGCTCTCTACCATTCATAGTAAACATAATATTAGAAGCTAAACCATTAGGAAGCATAAAGCGAGCATCTTCTGGAGGAATCCCTAACTTTACTAAATCATAATAAAAACCACCTGCCTGTTCCAAATACCCCATAATAAAATTATTTATCTCTTCTTTCTCGTTCATCTTTTCACTCAAAGAATCAGGAATGATAAACGTTAATTCATCATCCATTCCTCGATGAGAGTATTGAGCATAGGAAGCTACTCTATGCCTTACTAACTGATGAGTAGCTATTCTAGAAATATTACTAACCACAAAGGTAAAAGAAACATGTTCTAATATTGATTCGTGTCCTGCCTTGATTAACTTTTGAATAAACTTTTCTTTTACTTCCTGAGGTTTATCTTTAGCTTCTTTTAAAACTGCATCAACATCTTTATTCCTACAAATTCTACCAGCAATATACATAACCTCCACTGGATTAGGAGTACTAACTAACAAATTCACATTCATAACTTTCCTCCCTCGTTATCTTATTCTCTTTAACCACTGTAATTACCCTATCAAAATAAGGTTTTAACTCACTGTTATGGCTGATAACAAATACTGAATCATCACTACTACGGATAAAGTTTCCCAATAAAGAGACTACTGCCTCAATTCCTGCTCCATCTAAAGTGTCAAAGATTTCATCTAAGAAAAGAACATTAGCACTTTTTCCTTTCCTACTTCTAACTAAATCTTGTAAAGCACAGAGAACCGCTACATCTATTCTTCTTCTTTCTCCACCTGAATTAGCAAGGTAACTTTCTCCTCCTGAACCGTTGACCACCTGTAGTTCTACTCTATCAACTTCATTATCTCCTCGAGTAGCTACTAAAGGAACAAACTGCACTACTAAGTCAGTATATCCTAACTGCTGTATGTAATACTGAATCCGTTGATTGATAAATTCTAAATAGCTATTGATAACCCAGCTCTTTATACCACCATTACCAAACCCATTCTTCCAGAAAGATAGAACATCTTTACGAGATTTAAAGCTTTCTAATTTCTCCTGATGAGTTTTAATATTATCAATTACTTGCTTTAACTCTTCCTGCTTTTCATCAATGAGATTAGTAATAGTCTCTAACTCAGTGCTGGATTCTTTCTCCGCTTTGCTTTCCTTCATCCTCTTTAAAGCTTCTATAATTCTGGATAGCTTAGCAGTTACTTCATTTAATTCTCTCTGCATAATATCTCTCTGCTTTATAAACTCATCAAACTTCTCATCTTTCTCCAGTAGCTTACTGTTATACTCTTTCTCATATTTTTGATATTCTTCTTTAAGAGCCTTCACTTGGTCAATAAGAGACTTAGTAGCTTGACCACTAATCTCTAACTCTTGTAATACTGACGCTAGAACGTGGGGAAGTTCTGCTTCAGTAATAATTCTTCCACATCTATCACAAGGTTTATTAAGAAATTCAGCAGTGATATTATCTACTCTAGCTTGTAGTTCTTTAACCTTCTTCTCCATTAACTCTCTTTGCTTATCTAAAGAGAGGTAAGCTCCTCTACTTTTATTTAACAGCTGTTCTACTTCTTTAATATAAGGCTGAACTATCTCTCGATACTCTTTAAGATTATCATCGATAGAAGCTAACTTAACTAACAAAGCTTCCCTCTGAGCTTTAAGTTGATTTCCCTCTTGAGCATTAGCTTTAATAGCCTCAGTGAGTTCTTTTATTTCTTCTTTGATTTCTTTCTTTCGCTTAGTTAACTTATCCTTAAGGGATTTAATAGATTGAACTAAAGAATCTCTAGTAGTATAAAGAGTAGTTAAAGTAGAGTTTAAGTTAGCTGTATCGGATTCTAACTCTCTGTAATCTAATTTAACTTCTTCTAAACATTTAGAAAAAACATTTAGTTCTAATATCTTCTCTAATACTTCTTTCCTATCAGCATCTTTCATAGTAGTGAAGACACTAGCATATCCTTGACCAAAAACAATACTGGAAGTAAAGGTAGTAAAGTCCATACCTAATAGGGATTCTAACTTCTCTTGAGTTTGCTTAATCGTTCCTAAAGTTAAGTTAGTATCCCCTTGATATAAAAATAAACCACTCCCATACTCATCGTGTTTACGAGCTCTTATTACCTGATAAGATAGGTCATCCACAGTAAAGTCTAATTTCACTACTGCTCCTGAATCAGTAAAGCGATTAATCACAGCATCAGCAGGAATATCCCGAAGAGTCTTACCATATAATACCCATACTACCGCTTCTAAAATAGCACTCTTTCCTGCTCCATTAGAATCTCCACTAACGGTATCTTTATTAATTCCATTTATTAGCACTAACCCTCGACCAGCAAGCTGAAGTTCTATATCTCCGATACTTAAGAAGTTATGAATAGATATATGCTGCAGCTTCATTTATCCATCACCTTACGAAGAACTTCTTTTCCATACTGCTTTACTACCTCGTGGGCTTCAGTATCAGCTAAAGTTCCTTCTACATATTCGTCAATCATCTGGTCAAAGGTTTTATCTTTCTCTATTACCCTACTGGTATTCATTACTGCTTTGGGAAAAGTATCTATCCGCAGGTTCTTTAAGTCTGACAACTGCTTCTTAACTTCCTCTACATCACCATCAGTAGTAATCCAATAGTAGTCATCCACAGTACCTGGGATATCAATCTTCCCTCCTCTCATCTCTAGCTTATAGAACCGAGGAGAGAAATTGTTTTCAATAAATTCAAACTCTCCATCATCATCTAAAACATACCATCCTTTTCTATCTCCTGCATCTCCAAAGCTCTGCTGTAATGGATTACCAACATAAAGCAAGTTGCCTACCACTTGAGGCTTATGAATATGACCTGAGATAATAGGCAGGTAATCAGGTAATTCATTGATAGAAATAAAGGACTCATCCCCCATTGCTATTCCATTAAGCAACTGTGCCTCTTTAACCCCTTGATGGAGACATAATATGTCCACTTTCTGTCCCCTTAGTAACCTATCTACATCTTGTAAGAATTGATCTCTATTTACTTGATAAGGAATAAATCCTACTAATTTGTCCCCTATCTTTATATAGCAAGGTAAGTCAGCTACTTTGCCTATTATTTTAAAGGGATATAGAGAATGAACCAAACCACTAGAATCATACTGGTCATGGTTACCAACTAAGAAATAAAATCTCAAGTCATTAGATAAATTTTGATATAACAGTTCTAAAGATCTCTGTAATACTAAAACATTCAATTGATTGCGGTGATGAAACCAATCTCCTAGAAAGACTAGGTCTTTAATTCCATAATCTAAAGCATAAGTAATAATAGTTTTCTCTACTTCGATAATCTTATCCAGTCTTCCCGTCTCCCCTTGGGAAAACTCCCGATACAAACTAAAATGAAGATCAGCATGAAATAGTATTTTACTCATATTGCACCCCCTAAACATAAAGGAGCCAGGAGGGGAGGCTCCTGGCTCATTGGGAGGAGGTATTGGGAAATATTAATTAGGGAGGATTTCATCATCAATATCACGAAAAGCTAATCCCTCTAATACTTCTATTAATTCAGGGATGCACAAATCACTGAAGTCTTTCTGCCGAAACTTACTCTCTCCAAATTTTCGGTAGTCTTCAGCAAATTCATACCACCCACCAGCTTTCTTAACCACACCTAACATCTCAGCGGCATCTAAGTATCCTTTTATCTTATCTATTCCAGTAGCAAAGTTAATAGTATAACTAGCAGTTCGGAATGGAGGTCCTAGTCTATTCTTCTCTATCTTAACTTTACCTTCAATCCCTATGCTTTCATCACCATCTTTTAGTATTCCTACTTTAGATACCTTCATCATTAAACTAGAATAAAACTTTATTGCTCTACCACCAGGGACAACATCACTAGCATAGCCAGCAATGTTGTCCCTCATCTGGGAAAGGAAGATTAGAGCAATATTATTTTTAACTACTTGATTGAGAATTAATCTTAAAGACCTAGAAAGAACTTGTGCCTGCACTGCAGGTTGCTGATTGTTATACTTATCTTTCTTATCTTCTTCACTGCGGGTCTTAGTAGCAGTAATAGAATCATAAACTACACATACAGGAGTGGGAATACCACCTTCTTCCACTTTATCAATCAAAGCTTCTAATGAGGTAAACAACTCCTCCATATTAATATCCTGAATAAGAATTAACTCTTCAGGATTAATACCAATTACCTCCGCTCGGTCAGGATCAAAGGAAAATTCGGTGTCATATAGGATGGCGACTCCTCCCATACGCTGAGCTTCGGCAAGTATATGATAAGCAATAGTAGTTTTTCCACTGGCTTCTGGACCATAAATCATAGATATTCTTCCACATGGTATCCCCCTCCTTCCTATTGCCATATCAATAGGCAGACATTGAGTAGAAATATACTGCCTAATTTTAGTATTAGGGATATCGGCGGGCTTATAAACCACGCCGTTCCCTAATACTTTCTCCATAGCATTTATAACATCAGAGATTAAATTAACCTGAGACATACGCCTAAACCATCCCTACTGCTGGTTTTCTTTTTGGCTTAGCAGTAAGAGCAAATTCAGCTTTACAAGCTTCCTGATCATTACAACTAAGACAGAGGTCATCAGTAGGAGAATAAGACTTACCAAAACAGGATGGAGTTTCAAACACATCCTCCAATTCTCCTAAGGGTGGTCCAAACAACTCTTCATCAATATTCTCCTCTGGTTTCTGAATCACTTCTTCAGGATCATCACTAGGTAAATCCTCATCTGCTTCACCAGTCAAGTAAAAATTTATAGTTTCATAATCCTCTAACTTAACTAACTGGTCTAAGTTAATCAACTCATCTAAATACTTCATATCAGGAATAGCAGTGCGATTAGGATCCGCTATCTGCAAAGAATACCGAGAAGTAATTCCCGTTCCATCTCGGTGTAGAACGAAATCAAATCCTGCTTCAGGGTCAAATACATCCCCAAATTTAGGATTACTCCAAATCTTAGCTAAGTCATCGTGAATCTTAGCTGGAGCACTGTAAACTTGAACTCCCGCTTTAAGGTTATCCAAGTCCAAAATGTTATAGTAATACCGAGGCTTGGCTGACAAAGCTTTAGCTTTATCTAAAGCTCGAGGGTCTTCAGAGTGGAAGAGTTTCTCCACCAAAGAACAGATAGGACACTTCCTTACTGGAACTCTCTCTCCTAATAAAACTTCAGGATCAGTTGTCATTTTTCTCGGACAAATCACTACGGCATTTTCTTCTCCTACACCGTAATGCATCCACACTTTCTTATAAGGAACACCCTTCTCCGAATATGGAGGCAGGAATCTAATATTGTTATATCCTACCTTTGGTGCCCAGAACCTCCCCTGCTTTTGCTCAGCTAAACCTCTTAAAACTTCCAGATTAGTTTTGTAAAATCCCATAATACACCTCCCTATAAAAGATTACTTTCCACCATTCGACGATGGTTGGCTGATGTTTGAGTCATCATATCTTTTTTATGTTCCAATGCTTTTACCACAGTATCCAACATTGCTAACACTTCACCAATTTCCAATTTCAAAAAACTCAACTCTCTAACCGAATCACTCCGTTCTACAGCAGCCTTGACTGCTGTATCAGTAACCTTCATTTCTTTCTCTACCATATACTTCCTTACCACCAAATCTCGATCAGCTTTGAGGTTGCTCAACAAAATGTCCGCTCGTTCGTATAGTGCTTTAGCTTGATTACGAAGTAAAGAATAATAAAAATATAATCCTGCTTGCTTTTGCATTTCCTCTTCAATATTTTCATCGTCATAAGCAAGATCTGACTGAGCTTTATTCAAATCTACACTACCTTTTAATCTTTCAAACTCCTCTTTTAACTCTTCCACACTATACTGCCGAGCTGGAACAACCTCAAAGGGAATCATTTATAACTATCATCTCCTTTCCTTAACGTTCTATACCCGTATTATAATCACTTCTGATTTACTTGTCAAGGGGATGCACAAAAAACTTTCTAAATATTTCTCAATACCCTGTAGAACCAAACCCTCGTTCTCCTCGAACACTGTCTGATAGCTTATCCACTTCCTCAATCTCTACTCGGGGAGCAATACGAAGAGCTCCTTGAGCTATTCTTTCTCCCTCTTGAATCAAGTAGGAAGTATGAGAATGGTTATAAACCTGCACCAACCATTCTCCCCGATAACCACTGTCTATAGTTCCAGGATGAACTTGTAGACCATGATCAAAAGCTAAACCTGACCGAGGTCTAATCACCGCTTCATACCCTTCAGGAATCTCTGAAGCTATTCCTGTAGGAACAGTAGCATAACCTTTAGCAGGAACTACTACATTTTGCCCAGCATAGATGTCAAAACAAGCATCTCCTGGATGAGCAAAAGTAGGTAGTTTAGCTACCGTAGTTAACCTTTTAATTTTTAACACTACTGAATCAAGTACCACTAAGCCACTGCCTCCTTATTAGTTTCTTCCATCAATTGGTCAAAGCTTTTTGTCCCATCATAGGGGAACATATCTCCATAGTTAAATCCCCACTCTGCTTCAGCTACTAAAGGAATGGTGATAAATTTACCTTTAACTCCTTCCATATGAGACTTAACTAAGTGGTATACTTCCTGCATATAATCTCGGTGGCACTCTACCACTATAGAATCGTGCACCGTTAAAATCACATTAGCAGGAAGATGTTTAACTTTAAAATCTCGATTGATTTTAGCTAAAGCAATCTGACAGATATCACTCGCTGTAGATTGAATGGTATGATTAACTGCCTCTCGAAGAGCTTTACTTTTTATGCTTTCATTGGTAGTCATTTGAGCTTCTGGCAACCGCCGAGCCCTGCCATAGGGAGAGTAAACTACTCCATTTTTCTCCGCTACTTGCTGAACCAGCTTAATATATTTAGCTACCCCTTTATACCGTTTAAAATAGGATTGAATGAATGATTGTGCTTCCTCAGGAGTAACTCCCAAAAGCCGAGCGGTTGCCTCAGCCCCTGCCCCATACAGGATAGAGAAGTTTAACTTCTTAGCCATCTGCCGTTCTTCTTTGCTGATATCCTTCTTCTTAAAAATTGCTTGAGCAGTCATAGTGTGGATATCTTCCCCCTGCTGATAAACCTTAGTCATAACTGGATCTCTGGAAAGCATAGCCATTACCCGCAGTTCGATTTGTGAAAAGTCAAAGTTCATCATTATCCAATCAGGGTGAGAAGGAATGAACAACCGCCTAATATCCTTCACATTCCCACTTGGAAGGTTCTGCAGGTTTGGATTGGAGGAAGATAACCTTCCTGTCCTTGCTACAACTAAATTAAAATTAGGATGAATCTTTCCATCACTGGATATATACTTCCAGTAACCTCGAATGTAGGTCTCTAAAAGCTTGGATTGTTTTCGGTAGCGAAGGAGTAGCTCAGGCAAATCGTGGTATTTAGCTAACTCTTCTAAAGTTTCAGCATCCACAGAAGGAGCACCAGTTTTAGTCTTCTTCACCACTGGAAGATGAAGGCAGTCAAATAATACTTCCCTAACCATATCGTTAGAGTTAGGATTGAATTCTACAGGTTCATCTTTGATTTTTTCCCATTCCCTAATAACGGTATGAGCTTGAATCTCGTGAGTGATATCTTCCAACACCTTACTCATCTCTTGGTCCAGTTTAGCTAAAGCTTCTTGGTCAATCTTTACTCCGTTATATTCCACATCAGTTAGGCTCTCCGAGAACTTCATCACCATAGCGAAAGTTTTATCCAGTTTTTTCTCTGCTAGTAAAGGCTTAAACACAGTATAGAGACGGTAAGTAGCATCAGCATCAGCACAGGAATACTGGTAAAACAATTCCTCAGGAGCCCGATTAAATCTATCCTCATACGCCTGAAAATCGTGAGCATAGTTTCCGATGTCAGTGTAAGCACTGGCTACTTGCTTTAGGTTGTGAGCTGAATTTTCATCCAGTAAGTAGTGAGCAATACAGGTATCGAACTGCAGATGGATATTAAACCCGTGCTTATACCTTAGCCACTGAACATCAAACTTCCCATTATGAGCAATGAGCTCTTTTGCAGGATCTTCAAGGATTTCCCGTAGGACAGGAAGGATAAGGTTATTGATTTCCTCTTCCGAAAATACAGGATATTTCCTTTGAGAACTCAGTTCCTCAATAAAGGAATCCACTGCTTTACGATAGTCCTTAGAGGAGCTACGATACTTACTGAGCTCCTCTGCTATGCTGGACTCCTGCAATAGGGAAGTAAACTTGGTAGGGATACTCTCGGTAGAACTGCTTTTTGAAAAAGAGAGGTTTCGCAAGTAGGTAGCAAGCTCTCCCAAAAATTCACTACTGAACAGGGGAGCTTGGTAGTAAAGAGGAACACAATAGGATTTACCATACTGACCAGAAAAAGAAATAGCTGTAACATTTGCACCCCCCATAAATGGATTTAATCCATTAGTCTCTATGTCAAAAGCCACTGCAGGTAGGGACTTTAAGTCATCCCTCATCTGGTAGAGCTTCTCAAAACTATCCACTACAATATATTCCGTTTTCGCTTTAGGTTTTGAATCATCAATCAACCGAGGAATTCTCATAATATCCTGCAGAAATTCGTGCTGTCTTCGAGGATCTCGGAGAACAAAAGCAGGATGGTAGCAAGGAAGCACTAAGCAACCAAACTCCTCAGAGTAGACTTCCTGCCCGTGGTGCTTTACTATTCCATTCAGCTTTAAAACTGACCGCATAGGAACAGCTCCAAGAGTAACTATAAGCTTAGGTTTAACCTGATTAATTTCTTCCACCAGCCTTCCTCTACACAGCTGAATTTCTTCAGGAGTAGGAGTTCGATTATCTGAGGGACGGCACGATACAGCATTGGTAATATATAATTTAGCTCTTTCAATCCCTGCTTCCTCCAAAGCAGAGTTGAGAATTTGTCCTGAGCGACCCACAAATGGCTCTCCATAAGCTACTTCCTGAGCTCCAGGAGCCTCACCAATGAGCATAATTTCTGCTGAGGGTATTCCCACTGCAGGAACTTGGGGCTCGTTATAAAGTGGACACTTTTGACAATATTCGCATTTTCCCAATTCTCTATAACCTCCTAACACAGTATTATAACTCAATCGGTTTTAGTTTATTCCCACTTTTAAAAAAAATTCCTAAAAATTTTTTAATTTTAAATTAATCCGATTAAAAGGAACTGCTTTACGAACTAACTCAGCCATTTGCTCGTGCCCCAAATCATTGGGGTCTTTGTCTCCTGGAAGCATAACCACCTTAACAGGGTAAAAGCCTGTAAACTCTTGAGCATAATTAATGGTATCAGGTATAGCATCTCGTAAATCCCAAGCAAAAATAATTTCCCGAAAGGAAGATTGGAAGATGAGTTTAACCTGCTCAGGAGATAACTTTTTGCCAAAGGTAGCTACTGCCCCATATTTATAATCCACTACCCCTGTGGTGATGCAGTCAAAAGTTCCTTCAGTCAAAACCACTGAAGGATAAAAGCGGGCTCGGTCAAAATTATACAGGTAGTGGGAGGGAGGATTAGCCTCACTGCTACTGGGATTGAGAACCTTAGGAGTTACTTTAGGATTAATGGCTCTTCCCACATAGCTAACCAACTTCCCGTTATGGTAAATGGGAAATATAATTCGTCCTGCAAACTTACCAAAATGGGTATAATGAATCTGGTATTCCTCAATCTCCTTCCTGCCAATCCCCCGCCTCTGCAAATAAGCTAAAGCTCGTTGGTAATTCTCCCCTTCCTCCGACAGAGGATAAGCTCCCACAGGAAGAGAGATTTTAAGAAGCTCTTCAGAAGCAGGTTTTATCGATTGCTCCACAGGAATGTCCAACTGCACCGAGCCTGTATAACCATATTTACGGTTAAAAGCATTAATCAGTCTATAACCTGAACCTTTCCACCCACACTTAAAGCACAGGAATTGATGCTTCCGAGAATTATAGTAGAGGTGCTTATTGTGGTCAGAACAGTTTATACAATCCATCCTCCACTCATCTCCCCCACCCTCTCGAATATCAACTCGATGGGCTAAAAGGTAAGCTATGACTGAGTCAGCCATTCCATTCCCTCCACAGGACTCTCTTTCCTTTTTCGTCCAGAATTAATATACCCCACTGAAGCTCCCTCTTCTCCAGTAATCCTCAAACTCTTATAGTCCATATTCACCGTAACTATTCTCCCGCTTACGTATTCACGGTTTTTAGTTACTGCTATTCTCATCTTGCCATTTTGTCTCTCTTCGTCATTCTGGTTTATGGACATCACCAAATCAGCAGTTTTTATTTTTCCATAACTTCCTGCCACATTCTCATTCTTTGCCAATCCTCCAGTAACTCCTTCTCGGTTAACTTGAGAGGCAGTGAGCATTACGCAGTTATGCTTCATTGCTATCTGCCGAAGCCTCTTACACAGTTCTTCCAGTTCCACATATTCCCGCTCATAACGGTGCTCCCTCTCCATCAGGTCGGCATAGTCCACGATGATTAAATCGGGAACAAAATCGTGAACATTAATATATTCGTCAATATCCACAGCCAATTGATGAGCAGTCATTGAATAAGTTTCTATAACCTCGAAGAAGGAAAACAATCCCTTCATTGGGTGCTTCTCCAGCTTCTCCTGTGCTAATTGAGGATTACTCCTGATTTCTCCTTTGCCCAAACCAGTTACGATTGACATCATTCGCAATAAAACTATATCGGTAGAGAGCTCCAGAGAGTAGTAGAGAACTTTTTTACCGTGAATCATAGCTGAGTGAGCCATATTGGTAAGGAAAATACTTTTTCCTGAACCAGGTCCCCCCATTACGATGTAAAGCCTCTTTTTACCAAAGCCCCCTTCCATCAGCTTATCCAAAGCAGGAATAGAGGTAGGAATTCTTTCTCCCCCATCATCGAGGAGGTGGCAAATAGCTGCATTATAATCCTTGCCTAAGTTCATCCGCTGAATACTTTCTGCAGGCTCAGCTAATTTGGTATTAACCAGCTTCAGGAAATCCTCTATTCTGTTTTCCTGAACTAAGTCAGCTCCTTGCACCAGAACATCTTCAGCAATTTTCTTACGGAAAATAGCTACCACATTGTCGGTAATATATTTTCGCTCTGCTTCCGTAACTGTAAAGCCATCTTTGAATATGCTTTCCAGCTGGTTAATTTGCTCTTTAAAGCTCTGCAGTTGAGGATCTCTCCGAGCATAATCGAAGTATAGGGACGGATTAAACACGTCCCCATACTTCCGATAAAAAGCATCCACTAACTGCACGGACCGCCGAAACAAAGGATGAGAAAATGTTTCGGAGTTTAAGTATCTGCGATTGGATAAGTAAAACTCCCGATCAAACAGATACAGGTAAAGCAGTTTCTGTTCTAACCCGCTCTCCATAATACCTCCTCTTTGGTCCTAAAATAGCCAATAAATCTTTGCTTAACTGCTTAGTAATCCTACCCTGCTCCAACAGGTAATCTACTGCCTGTTCGTAGGATATATCCCACTGCTTAGTTAAGCTTTTAACTTCCCGAGCATAGTAGCGAAGAAGTTCTCGGTAAGGAAGAGAGTGAGTATCATAAGGTGTTTGAGATAAATATTTAGCATATTCGTTAATCCCCCATTTGGAAATTATTGCAGTTGGATATAATCTTTTCCCGAAGTAGGAATAGTAGCGGGTATAAACCACAGCCAAGTAAGAGTAAAAATCCCATCCTCTTGCTCGAAGCACTTTAGCAGCCTTTACGAAAATCTTCCAATACCGAGATCTACGAGGATCTCCTTTACCAAACACATTATAACCCCACCGAGCCTCATAGCGATTATGCAACTCATTATAGGTAATTCCCAGTAATAAGGCATCTCGTTCCTCATTACTCATTGAGGTAGCATAATCCCATAGGCTTTGTGCCACTGGATAAATTCACCTCCTGAAGGAAAAATGGACTTATTTGTTCAGCAAACTCCTGCTGCACTTGCTGAACTTTGCTGCACAGCGAAGAATAAAGACTGGGAACATCAGCAAGGTAAATGGAGTAATGGCAAAGCTCCATTACAGCTATGAGGTAATCAGTAAGCTCAAAGGAAAGCTTACCATTGCCGAGGATAAAATCATCGCAGGATAGCTCGATATCCCCCATTGAACAATCAAACTTTAAAAAAACTTCCTTTTGACGCATAGCAATAACATTTTGGTTCATCCGTTTCAAGTGATGACTTTGAAGCTG